TATCCCCACACACTTCTTCTTGCGGAGGGAATCGCCATTCTCATCCGTGATGACGTTGAAGGGTATGATGTTCTCCGTTACCACATCCCCGGTAGTCACCACACTGCCGTCCTTATGGATAAACCACTGCCCACCTTCCTTGAACGGGAAGGTGCGGAGGAAGCCATTACCCCACAGCCCAATACTGATAACCAGCTTCTCCTTCTCATCCTCAATCTCACCGTCATTGAGACTGTCCATGTGGATGAGCAACTGCTGGGCCACCTTGGCGGCATCGATGTCCGCCCGCTCCTCACTATTCGGTACCACCCTCGGGACCATCTTCTGATTGATGAGCATGGCTTTCAGCGCCCTGATATACTCCCTGATCTCGTTGCTCACTGGGGTGGAGGGCTGGGTGTAGAACAGTCTGCGGCGGAAGGACGATGTGGACTTCAGCCACTCGATCCATTGCTCACCGACATAATAGAGGACATTCCTCCACCATACCCGCTCCAGGATGCGCCGTCCCACATTCTTCTCAATGTCAAACAGACCATCTACTATTTGGGCGGTCTCCCCCTCAGAGGGCTTATCATATAACCTACTCAACATTGACGGCATGATCTCACCTCACCTCTCATATAATCACGGCCCCAGCTCGCAACTTCTCCTCCAGGTCGTCCGTGCTGATAACCTCCATCTTCTTACCCACCTCGGCCATCCTCTCACCAGTGTTGACCCGGATGGATGAGAACTGGCTGTAATCCGTGCTCATGATCCGGTCCAGGAGGTCCTGGGCCTCCTTTTGCTTCTCCTGGTACCACAGGTACTGCATCACCCCCTGGTAGACGATCACCAGGAACAATATGCCGATCACAATATACTCCATCATTTCCTCTCCTCCTTTTTCGCTGCCTGATACTGCACCCTCATACTAGTGGGGTGCAGCCTCCAGGTATCCAAGTTCCCCTCTTTGGCAAACACCCTCCCCTCCATATCGGGATCGCCCGCTACCATTCTCCTCAGCCTCTTGCTCTTCTTGCCATTCATATTCCCACCCCATCCGACCACCACGCCACCTTAGCCTGTGCTTCCAATTCGTCCCGCAGTGCCTGTATCTCCAGGGCTGCCACATGCTCAATGGTCATTTCACGGCTCAGGGGCAGCTCCATAGGGGGCCGGTCATTCCTAGCCTCATAAGCCCCAGGGATAATGGTCAGCGGCCTGGCCATACAGATATGGCACGCCTCATCATAGACGTGATCCTCGCCCTTGGTGTCCACATCCTCAATGTTATTCTCATCAGCCACCAGATCGGGGATGGTCCTTATGAACTGTGTGCAGGTATCGTAGATGAGCATCATTGGCGCCCCCTTATCGGGGATCGTCAATCGTGCGTGGAACTGTTTAATCTTCTGTTCGCGGTCTGGATCGCCGGGTGTGAGTTTGACACCGTGAGCCAGGAACACCGAATTGGTGGCCGGGCCTTGACCGCCCCCGAATGGATTGGCCCGTTTGGCAAAGCAATCGCGCCCAGCAATGCGCCTCACAATTTGGGCTGTGTTGATCTTGGCCTTCTTCTCCTCCTTGATCATAGCCTCTACTACCTGGTCATCACTCATCCTCAGCCCCTGGTTGGCCTCTCCAGTCCACCCATAGAGTTCATGGAAGCGGTAGATGCGGCCATCGTTGTCCACCCACCACCAGCCCATACTGAAGGGCGCACCAAAGCCCCAATCGTAGGTCACATAGATGGGAGCATTCTCGGGTACCGGTATGGGCTTGATCACATGGCGCACCGGGTCCCACTCCTGGAACATCTGGCCGATGAAGGTATCCCAGTCGCCATCCCGGAAGGCCTTACGCAGGGCCTTGGGCAGGGTACCCAGCATAGACCAGTAGGAGGCATCGAGGGAGGGGTTATCATCAGCCTTGCTTGGTATGAAGTGAAACAGGGGGCGGTAGTCTTTCTCCGCCAGTGGGGGGTAATACTCGGGGGGAAATGATCGCTTAATCCAGAGGTTCTTGACCCAGCCGTGGCCAATGCTGCCGGGGTTGGTACCGGCGATGAACTTACACTCACTGTCAGGCAGGCCCTTCCAGCGGTTACGGGTGCGGAGGTCGTTGAATACCGATTGGAGATTCTTGGTCAGCTCGTCAACAGCGATGAGAGCGAACTCCGAGGATTGCCCACAGAACATCACCCGGCCCCGATGACGGATGAGGATGTTATGGTAGGGGGGCACGGTTGGGCAATAGACCATCCCATCATAAGGAACGCTCTCCATTCCCCTACAGCAAGTGTCCTCATTCCTCTTGGTACAGGTGATGTGGTAGAACTCCCGCATGGTATAGGTCTTGCCGTTAGGGTAGACCTTATCCCGTTCCGGGTAGGTATAGGTGGTAGGCACATAGCCCAATTTGAGAGCTATCTCCATGACATCATCCCGCAACCTGGGACTCCCCGTGGTGTAAATCCACTTATCAGCTTTCGGGGCACTCCCATCACCAATCATCAACCCATCCCATAGGGGTTGTAGCTGCTCTGGTGGCAGGTCCTTAAGGTCTTGGGGTAGACACTTGACATTGGACCTATCACCGAATGTGCGGAGATGGAGCATCAGAGCCTTGTTGTTGAAGGAATAGCTCTTACCGCCATAATTCCAATTCACACCCATACGGTCCAAGAGGGCACTTATCCACTCATGGTTCTTACCATTGTGCTGTGAAATGTGAATGCCCCACCGCCCCACATCACAGGACCCCTCTGCAAGATACAACCCAAGGAAGGAGAGATAGTCCTCAAATGAGAACTCCACGGACTTCCCATTGTTGCCATCGGATTCAAACCGCATTACCCGAGACTGGCTGTACCCACCCCAACCACCCACACGGGGCACCCAAAAGTTGCCGGGGAGGTCCCGTGCCTCGGACAATATGAGGTCCTGGTGGTGGAAGGTGTGGTGGAGTACCTTATGGTTTGGCGTGACGGTGAAACTCGGCCCGAATCGGGAGTGATAGGAGAGCATGGTGCCTGTGTAGGGATAGGCGTGAGTGGCAGTTACTTTTTGCCAGAGCATGTAGCGGATATCCGGTATTAGAGACAGGGCACTATCCCCAACAGCCACTTGGGACACGGGGATGAACCCCTTACCTTGTATGAGGACCTCGGTATCTGAGGAATAGCAGGCATACTTGCTGGCATCATCGAGGTTACGGAGACATATGATCCCATTACCGAGCCGTGGGCTGAGTATGAAGCACCTACCGTACACCTTGTGGTCGGTATATGATTTTCCCAACCAGGCTGGGAACTCTCGCTCAATCTTTGTGGCTTGACGGTCTTTAAGGGCGGGATAATCCTCACAGGCGAGCATGACTTGCACATATCGGAGTTTTCTACGGAAATAAAGGAGGATGAGGAATCTCACACACATCCAGCGGAGCCAGTAGGACTTACCGCCGCCCATGGCCCCGCCATACAACAGGTACCTCCCGGTGCTCTTGTCGAGGGTGTGGGCCGCCTGGAGCTGCCGGGGGTGAAAATTGGCTATTTGAGTATCAAAATCTACATTATCATAAGAGATCGTCATCCGTCAGGACCTCATCAACACCGTCTGGTAGGGGTTGGGGTACTGCTATTGGGGGCATCAGGGCCGCTTGGTTCGCTGCGGCCATGGCCACCACCGTTCCATCTCCTGTTCTGATCATGATAAGGGGCATTTGGTCGCGGTCGGCAAAGTCATCACGGAACATCCCTATGTGCTTGCCCTGCAGCTCGCTGGCTTTGATGGCGGCAGCACATTGTGGTGATGGCATGGACCCGAGAGCGGTCAAACGGGCCTCCTCCAGGTCCTGCAACACCTTATCCACCGTGATTTCCAGCTTCCTAGCCACTACTGTGACCGCCTTCTGCTCTCCTGCCTTCAGGACGCGCTGAATGGCCCTCTTGTGGAGCATCTTGGAGGCATTGGCAGCAGGGTTGTTGCCGTTGAACCCCGCTGCGTGGTAGGCCGCCGTGGCATTGCCGTGTTTGAGGTACTCACGCACAAATATCCGGTCTGTCTCGGTCATCTCCCGGTGCCGTTTCTGCCCTTTTTTGCCCCCTTTACCTACCGGGGGCGGCTTTCTATTGGTGGTTGCGCTCATGACCCTCCCCCATATCATGGGTAGGGCGCCCTGTCAACCCCCAGGGGTAGTGGGAATGACCATTTTGCGAGTGATGGCTGGGATTTGGGGCTTGAAAATAGCCATTAGTGAATAGCTATTAGCTATTAGTGAAGGAGTGCCATCAATCCCGCCTGTGGTGGGGGGTGGTAGGGCCAGAATGGGCCGAAGTCAGGGGGAGGAAT